TTTTTCATCTTTTAACATAGCTAATGCTTCTCTAGGATTATTAGAAATCATTTTTTCTGCTTCTAAAAATTTAACTTCATTAGGTATTCCAGAAATCATTTTACCTAAAATAGCATCAGATACTTTTCCTTTATAATGACTTGTATATAAATTTTGCAAATCTTGTTGTAAAACTTGATAATCAAATCCTTCAGTAGTATCTATAGCTGTTACCATTAGTCTTTCTTTTTTTTCATTAACTAATGTATCTAATCTAATTAAAGTATTTTTTTGAACTGCCGTACTTGTTCTAAAAATTCCTTTTTGAACTTCAGATAAAGCATATTGATTAAATAAATTTTGAGATCCTTTATTTGTTGCAAGATTAGAATATTTTTTTCTTAAAATATTTGATTGATTTTTAACTAAATTTTGTGCTTGATCTTCATTTTCTAAGTTACCTGCTTGATCATAAACTGATTGCATATCTCTAATAAAATCATTTTCTAATTTTAATGCTTCTGTTTTGTTTTCAAAATCTTTTTGTTTAATTCTATGTTGTACAATTTCTTTTGTAACAGGTGCTAAAGTTGCTCCAATAGTTTGACCTAAACTCATTTGAAGATTAGAAGTTGTTGCTCCAACTTCACCTGTTATTGTTGCTTCAGTTCTAAATGTAGGAATTTTTGGCATTACATTATATCTCCAGGATCTCTACCATATCCACTTATACCAAAACCGGTATATGTTTTATTGTTAGTTGAAGTTCCAAAATTACTCATATTAAGTAAACTTGTTCCAGTAGAAGCTATAGTTTGATATTGAGCCATCCTAGCTTGTTCTCTTGCCATCTGCGCATTTATTCTTGCAAAGTTTGCTTGTTCAATTTTTTTTGCTTGAGCAACTTGAGAATTGTATCTCATAATATTTTCTTGCATATATTTCTCTCTAGCATTTGCAGCTGCAATTCTATATGCTGTATCTTGTCCGGCAACTACACCAGATTTAGCAAAAGATACTTCTGCTTGACCAACTAGTTTTTGATATGACTCATTAAATCTAGCAATATCAAATTCAGTTTTTTTTTCTATTTGATCTGCTTCTGCTTCAAGAACTTTAGCATTACGATTGTTTACAGCTTCATTAAATTTTCCAATCTTACCTTGTTGAGATACTGTTGCTGCGCCAATTGCACCTACTACTGCTGCTTGCCATCCCATTAGAATAACCTCGCATACATATATTGATCTGAACCATCAAAACCAAATTTTCTCATTAATCCTTCTTCCTCTAATCCTAACCATTTAGCAAATTTTAAACCTGTTGTATAGTTTGCTCTTACAGCAGTTTGAACTCTATTGATATTGTTTTCTTTAGCAATTCTTGCAAAATCTTTTTTTATAGCTTTAGCAACGAGTAGTGGATGTTGTAAAACTTTGTTTGTTGCTAGTACCCAACCTTCTGCAACACCATTCCATACAGGTTTCATACCTGCAGCAAAGATAGGTTCGCCATTAATCATGCCTGTAAATGCTAAATTTTCTTCTTCTAAATTTATTGGATCTCCATCAAACTCCATATCTTTATCCATTAATTTATGATTCATTTGTTGTTTCATAATATATCTTCCATGTTCAGCTTTATATTTTACAATATTTAAAATTCTATCCATCATTTGTTTGAAGTTTAGGATATAGTGATAATATTGTTAAAGGCAAAGGTTGAGTTTGTCTAACAAATATAAAACCATCTGTTTCATAATTTCCTCTAAATTCTATTTCTTTATCTCCAGTAAATACTGTAACACCAGTATCCATAGCATCAGCTGAAGATCTAAAAGGTATTCTTTCCATGTTGTTTAAATCGGGTCCAACTTCAATACCAATACTTTCATAAAGTCTAGCAGTAATTTCATAAATTCTTTTAGTCTTACTTTGTGAAGTACCATTTTGTGCGCCAGCATCTATTCTCATAGTTTGTAATAAAGATGTATAAGCTAATCCAATTTTAACTTTACTTGCAGATCTATTTAAAACTAGTTCCCCAGAATTTACAACTTTATCTGGATGTGTTGCGCCATCTGCTAATATAGAAACTGTTTGACCCTCAAGATGAGCAAGACCAGAAATAGTTGTAGCAGGAGATCCATCATAAGATAATTGTGAATCTAAAAAGTTAAATGAAGTATCATCTGTTTCATCAAAGTCATATTGATGAATATATTCTACATATCTTTTGGTAGTTCCATCAATTGTTCTTTTTACAATTACCCATGTTTGATATTCTGAATCATCTGTAGGAATTGTTGCAACACTTTCACAAACTGCATTACCACTTCCAAACGATCCACCAAATATATGTCTATGCCAAGCGACCACTTGTTGTTCTCTTTGATAAGTTAATCCAATTAATTGACCATCATTTCTTACACACCAAATAACTTGGTTAGGTTCTTGTTGATAAGATAATTGTTTAAATCCACCTTCTGAAATATGTTCGGCAAGAATCGTTAAGTCTGGAGCAACATAACCATCAACATCAAAGTTGTAAGCTAATTCTCTTAACTTTCTTCTTGCTCTTTGTAAAAATAAAGTTGCATTACCAACAGCTAAAGCATCTACGTTTGCTGCACCATTGTTAGATTGTTTTTTAATTAATATGTTTGTAGGTGTAATTGCAATATCAGTTCCACCACCACTAACTGCAAACTCACCACCTGCAGTACCAATAATTAAAGTTCTTGTAGCTGTCATAAATCTTATTGCATTTACTTGGTTAGAAGCAATCGTATAAATAATAGAATCATCATCTGCTACTGTGCCATGATAGTTATCATCCATGTTTTCATAATCACCAGATTTAGAAAAAAATAATGTTTGTGGTTGAGATAATGTTGCAGCAAATACTAATCGTTGTTCAAAAAAAGTTACGCAAGATGGATGACCTGTAGTATCTGAGAATGAACCTAATGCAAAGTCTGTAGAAGCAGATGAAGAAGATGGAGCAACAACAGATGTAGCTACTGCAATTAAGTTTGAAGTTACTGAAGTAATTTTATAATGACCATCTTTAAAATGAACTAATCTATCTACATCAGTAGATAACCAACCTTGATCATCATTAACACCAGTAGTTGATGATAATGTTAAATTACCAGAACTACCTACAGCAGTATGACCAGCAGTTAATGTGGTTGTAGAAATATTATGATCCATGAATGGTCCATTTTGAAAATCAACACTTGTTAGTGTCCAGGATGTGTGACCTGTTCTAGCTAATTTTTTTACTGGATGATTAGGGTGAGTAATATACATTACGTCAGCAGATTGTGCATATTTAATATCAAATAGTTCTGTTTCTAAATATGGCGAACTAATTTCATAAGCTGAACCACCAGATAATATCTGACCATTATCTTTATAAAAACGAATGTATTGATCTCCAAACTCAAGTATATAAGTTTGTGTTGTAGAAAATTCAAAAGGAATTAATCTTGTTTCTTTTGTGGAGTCTTTTACTTCTGCAACAAACTGAGTACCAGATCTTCTTGCTGCACTTCCGTGAGGAAATACAATCATGTTTTCTAAAGTTTTACATCCTGTAGGATATTTTTGTAAATCATTTCTACCATCTAGTCTTGGTGATAACTCTCCACCTGTGAAGTTCGTTAATTGAACAGCAACTCTAGCCATGGTTTAGTACCTTGCGTTTATAAAAGATGAAGCACCAATAATATCTGATTGACCATTGTCTGGATTATTATTTTGACCCTCTGTAGCATCTACAAATCTAGCTTCTCTTAATTTATCTTGAAACAAATTATACATATTAGAAGCCGTAGGATTAGAAGAAGTTACGGCATAAGCAATGTCTGCAGCTAATGATGCAGAAATTGTTTCTCTTAATAATTCATCATATTGATTAACATCTGTTATTCTTGAAACATATTGTATTTTTACTGTACCATGATTAGCTAAAATTTTTCTTCCTTCAACTTTATAATCATAATCATAATTTAAAATTGTAAGAACTCTCAAACAATCTGCCGGTAAAGTAAATTGATATGAGAAACCCCAAGAAGGAGTATCTGTATCTCTTGCTAGTTCAACTCTTTTAATTAAACAATTCCAGGGATGTGATCTGAATAAACTATCTCTTACTTGTGTATATCTTGCGTTGCAAAGTCTTGCGTTTTTAGAATCTTCTGTCAATGAAAGGATTGTTGATGCACCAAGTTGGTTTAATGCTCCATTACAAATATCTACTACTGATGCCATATTACTTCCTTATAATATACTTTCTTCTAATCTGTCTATCTTTTTCTAACGCAAAAATCTCATGTTCTGTTCTTTCATTCTTTGCGTCAAAACCATAATGTACTTTACTTGTATTTTTAAATCTGTCTACCAATACATAACGATAAACATAATTCCCTTGTTTAAAATGTAATACTGTTTTTAAATCTTTTATTTGTTTCATAAGCATTCTAGGGGGTTTCCACTCTCGCTTTCACCCCCTAAAATTTTATTTACTATGCTTCGTGAGCCTCGATTTTAACTACTTTGTCTTCTTCCATTCTAGTCGCACCGAATGCAGCAGAATAGTAAACTTGAGTAGCATAACCTTTGTCAGCTCTTTCATCGATTCTAGCAGTTGAATCTTTACCAACAGCTAAAGCGATACCATCTTGAACGTAAGCAATACAACCTCTTTTTGAAGAAGCAATAGGTAATCTGTTAGATACAACAAAGTTGAATCCTAAGAAACTATTTACGTCTCCAGATGCAAGAGCCTTAACTGTATTGAAATCACTTGAAGTCACTTCAGTAGTTCCTAATAGATCTGTGATCTGTTTAGGAGATACGATGATGTGTCTCGGTAGTGAAGGATCAACATCAGCTAAGTCGATGATTTCTTTCGCTTCTCTTAATTTAGCGATAGTTAAACCAGCAGTTCCAGCTTCAGTTATGATTTGAGATGCAGGCAATGCAACAGAAGTTCCACCAGCTACACCAGTATCAGATGCAGCAGTTGCTGCAGTAATGATAGCATCATCCATTGCTCTTCCCATTGCATAAGCAGCAGCTAATGCATAAGAAGAAGTAGGATCTACTAACATTCTTACTTTATCTAGATCATCGATAAGATCAGCAAACTCGTAATCAGCCAAGCTAACTCTTCTTCTAGAGTGAGGAGTATCTGCTTGAGGAGTGTCTGAGTGTCTTACTGTTCTAGCAGTTGCAGTTACAGAACCAATTTGGTCGAAGAAAGCATTCTTCCCTGTAACAGATTCCATTCTTACTTTATCTCTAAGTATAGAACCTTTTTGTTGTGATAGCATTTGAATGTTAGAACTATATTGTTCTACAAATGCTGTAGTTATTTGAGTTGACATAATTGTCTCCTATTTAATTGTTGTTGTTATTTAAATAAAAACAGAGACGTTATCAGAAAATCTGGCTTCTCTTGCATTTAAAGTCTGTTAGACTAGAGTCTATTCCTTCTTGTCAGTAAGGTTCTTTCGAATTGTCTTACTTTTGTTAGGCGAATTTTCATTCGCCTTACAAACCCATTTATAATATTCCTCACATTTTGGCAAGGGATTAGATTTAGTTAACTCAGATCCACTTTCTAAAACAGATCTAAGTATCTCTAATTTAATTTCTTTATCTGAAAGCATCTAGTCGCCAGTTTTCATACTTCTTAAAGTAAATACTTGTTGAACTATTTTGTCATGATCTGGATGTGATTTATTCCAATATGGACCATCCCTATCATTAACAATTTTACTAATCTCGGCTTCATAATCTGTACCTCGATCAACAGTTTCACTATCTGTACTGACTAATTTATCTTCAGACATTAGGTTAGCAATATTTGCAAAACCTTTTATAATTGAAGGATGATCACCTAATCTTGTACCATCTTTTAGTTCCATATTAAGAACATCTTCATTTATATTTGCTTTTGCAACAGCTCCTGCTTTTTTAATATTCTCTTCATAAGATCTACCCCACTCTTTACGAAGTTCTTGTTCGGCATTTGCTTGAGCAGTTTCTGTATCTATTCTTGCTTGTTGTACAGAACCTTCCATAGAATTTTTATAAAACTCTAAAATACCTTGAGCCTGTTTGTTATTTAAACCTAGTTGATGAGCATTCTCTGCAAACTGTTTTATTGCACCTTCATCTAATGGAGCTGTTTCAGATTGTACTTCTAGTTTATATTTATCTGCAGACTCTGGTCTTCCAAGTTTAGAATAAACTTCGTTCCATTGATCATCTGTTGAGTTTTCATTTGGTACTGATACTTTATCTTGACCTATCATTCTAGTTGCGTTGATATAACTTTTAGCTAACGCATCTATTTCAGTAAACTTAGAAATGTTTGGATCGTTTCTAAACTCTTCTGAGATTGTTTCTTTCCAAGATTTAGCAACAGTTGATGGTTGCTCTATTTGAGTTTCTTGTTGAGGAGTGTCTGTAGTAGTTTCTGTTGTCGCTTCTACAGGCACATCAGTTTGTGTTATCTGTTCACTTGACATTCTTATTCTCCTTTTGCAGCATTTGTTTTATAAATAGAAGTACGCTACGTTGACCTTCCATATATGCACTCTCATGGCTATCACCTTTTACATTGGTGGTAGAATGATAATGACATCTTTTTTCTAAGTCAGACAAAACTTCTTTGCCTTCGTCTGTATTAAAAATATATTGATAATTTTCTCTAAGTTTTTTTATTAGCTTCTCTAGCTGTTTATCTGGTTCCATAAATTATTCAACATCAGCATTTGCTACTGCTTTAGCTTCTTCTGGTAATGCTTTTGCTAATGGTGCTACTTTCCCCCCTGCTTCTGCTACTTGTTGTAACTGTTGCATCTGTTGCATTTGTTCTTGTTGTTGTGCTTGTGCTTGTCTTTCGGCATCTAATTCAGATTGTGGTTTTAATATTTTTTGTGGAACACCAACAATGTTAGTTAGATGTCTAACTAATTTATCCATATTGATATGATCAAATACTGGAGCCACATTTGATAAGCTACCCATAATCTCAATTGCTCTCATGATAGATGATAACTCTGTAGATTTTTGTGCTTTAGCAAGTGGTGACACATATTCAATTTCAATATCTTGACCAGATAAAAATTCTGGTGGTTGAGAAAATAAATTCTTTCTCATTAAAATTGAGAACGATCTATCAATTAATGGTTTTAATAATTCAGATTGAAGTCTACCAAGAACTGGACCCAACAATCTCATCTTCTCTTCGTTTCTTTGTATCACTTCTGTTGCTGTCATTTGTGGACCATCTTGCATCATTAATTGATTTACATAGAAAGCATTTCTAATTGAGTTTCTTCTTTGCTCTTCCATATTTAAACCTAATGTATTATTTGCACCAATGTTTAATGGTTCAATTCTATCTCTAGTTCCTGCTCTGTAAAAATTTAAACCACCAGGTACAGTTCTTACTGGTAAAACAAAACCATCATCTGGAACTAATAAAGGTGGATCCACTTGTTTTTGCGCAGACTTAATTATAGTTTTTGACATTTCATTTAGCATCTTAACGTCTGGCAAAGCTGTCATTGCTGGAGATCTACCATAAATTTCGTGTGATGCTTTTAAATATCTTGGCACTACAAAAGGAAACTCTCTAAATCCAGATACAGATAATTCATCACCAGATGATGCATCTAAGTAAACAGATTCAAATGGCATATTTTCTTTATCTTTTTTTGAAGGATTAAAGTCTGCTCTAGGATAAACTGCATGAAGTATTTCTACTTCTTCATAAGGATCTTTTTTTGCTATAACTGCAATGTTAGTTGATACGTTTCCAAACTTTTGTATTGCTGCTCTTGCAGAAATTCTGAACTTTCTAAATACTGTATCAATTCTACCTTTCTCATTTTCTGAAATAAATATTTCATTAATATGTCTTGTTGAAAATTTTAAATTATCTTCTTCATCTTCTTCAATAAACATTGCTGCAGTACCAAATGTAATTAAATCATGATACAGTTCAAATATTTCTTGTTGAAAGTTAGATTGATTGAATGCTGAATACATAACTTCAGTAGCAGATTCTAACCATGCTTTTGCTTCATCTTCATTTTCCATACCTGTATCTTTAAATTTTAAAGAGAACCAAGGTGTTGATGGATTTGTTAACATACCATGAAGTGATGCTGACAATAATTCTACTGATTGTAATGGTGAACTATCAAAAATTAATTCTGTTCTTTTATCACCTTTAGATCTTGTTTTAGTTACATCTGCTTTTCTTGGTTGCATATAATCTGCAACTTCTTGCCAATGACTTTCCCAGTTTTGTCTTTGAGATTTTAATCTATCAAATCTTTTTAATAAAATTTTTGCTTTATCTGTTTGTTGCATTATGCTCTACCTAATAAACTTGGTTTACCTAAAGTTAAGCTACCAGTTACACCAGTAACACCTGTCATGATTGTTGGTGATCTTCCTTTTGCTTTTGCTCTTCTTTTTCTTAATATCAAACTATCTTCTGCAGCTTCTGTTGTTGTTGCTTGTGAAACTTCTGCTGTAGTTGGAGCAGCATCTACTTTGGGTGCTTGTACTACTTGACCACTACTTGCTATTGCTCCACCACCATCTCCTTGTGATAAAGGATTTCCATAAGCATCTGTCTTACCAGAAGTTCTTCCTGTAATATAACTTTTATACATAGACTCTTGTGCAGTTCTACTCATTCTTTCAAAATCTTGTTTGGTTGTTCCTTTATAATTTTTTGATCCTAAAACTTTATCTTTAAAAAAATCTCTTGTTATTCTTGATCCAGCTTGTAATGGTTTTGATGCTATTACTAAAGTTGGTGTTGGAAATTTAGATACTGTGTTTCTTATATTCGTTGCACCTGTTTCTCTAAACAAACTTGCTTTAGCTGCAGTATCATCTTTCTCTCTTGGATCAGATAATGTTCCAGCAGTTACAGATTTTGTTTTTGGTTTTCCATAATTAGGAGTAGTTGTCATTAACCTTCTAGCTTTAGCTTGTTGGTTTCCACCACCACCGCCACCACTAGATGAACTATTAGATCCCATATTATTTTCCGAATGTTAAAGAAGATGCAGTAGAAGATTTAACTTCTGTCTTAACTTCTTTTTTAGTGTTAACACCTAGACCAGTATCTAAGTCATCCATATTGCTAACAATTTTTTTTGCAGCAGGTTTCTTTTTTTTAAAAACTTTTTTAATTTTTTCTAACATATTATTCTCCTAGTAATGTTTTAAGTTTAGCTTCTTCAGACTCCTGTACTCCAAGTGGTCCAGTAAGTATTGTAGATTTTCTACCTCTTCTTTTTCTTTCAATAGCATCTTGCTCAGCTTTTATTTTTGCTTTTTCTTCTTCTGATAATTCTGAAGAGGGTGCTTCAACAGGAGTTGGAGCTGGTGGTAATGCCGGCATTTTTGGTTTAAAAATAGATCCCATAATTAAATAATCCTATAATTATTATCTGCTACACTTTGTGGAGCAATTTGTCTAGTATTTAATTCTTGTAACCCAACAGCTAGATACCTCATGGCATCGCAAGCATGAGAACTCCAATCGTGTACAGGTTTCGATCTGAACATTCTATTTTTGTCAACGTACTTCCTGTGGTAATGTCTTAGCGCATCTATTAAGTTTTTGCAATGATCTGTATCAAACCAACATCTATTTAATAGCATAGTTACTGCATGAATACCTTCTTCTACTGGTAGCTTCGGTACTACTTTAAACCTAACTCCAAGCTGATAAGCTATCTCTCTTCTGGTCTTTCCATTGCCAAACTCTTGAACATCAATATCGTGTGGCGCATAATGATCTTTGTAGACGTAAGGTTTTTCGTTTAGCAACTGAATATAGTGTGGTAATCCATGACCTCTTTCTTCATGATAATCTATTATTTGTACTGATGTTCCTTTCTGTTGAAAAAATATAATGCTACTGTGGTCTGCGACACCGAGATCCCAGGAAGTAGAGACAGGCAAAGTGGGATCGTAGGGAACTCTAGTTAGTTGCTTCTTATCATCTAGTTTAGATATTTCTTCTCCATATATTGCACCTTCAATGTTTGCTATCCAATCACACTCAAACTCTTGTAGGTATTTCTTCTCACCCATAACTTCTTTTGCTTTATCTAATTCTTCTTGGTCGACTATCTTTGTTTCGCTAGCTTTAGCTTTATAGTTAAACCAATCATCTGCACCATTTGCGTGTTGATATAAATCATAAAAATTATTATTCATGCCGGCAGGTGTTCCAATAAAGACGCAGTATCCTTTTCTATCTGATAATGCCGGTCTTATGATTTCTGCAAACAATTTTCCATCAATATTAGCATACTCATCAATCACACAACCATCCAGGTATATACCTCTTAACCCATCTGAGTTCTCTGCTCCGAGTAAAGTTATTCTGCTGCCATTTGGAAGATCCACTCTTAACTCTGTTTCATTGAACTTTGTTAATGGGATTTTATCAGTAAACTGTTTCATATAATCCCAGGCAATGCTTTTTGCCTGTTTAAATGTAGGAGCAATATAAGCAAATCTTGGGTTCTTATGTTTACACATTAGAGCTGATTTAATTAAATGGTTGATCATGCATACTGTTTTACCAAACCTTCTGTGACAAACCAGCACACTCCATCTATGTTTGTTTATTTGTTTATGTAAAAAGGATTGATGTTTTCTTGGTGTATAAGGTATTTTAATGTTCATTAATGTATCATTCTTGATCTATCAGTATGTTCTAGTGGTTGAAAATCTATTCCTAGAGTAACCATTACATAGTTTATAAATAATTCTGCAGATTGTTTATTAGGTATGCCAATAAATTTAACTGTTACTGAATTAGTTTTTTCATCTATAAAAGCAATACAATCAAAATCATCTGTTTCTAAATAAGCCATATACCATATCTAGTGTATTTGAAAAAAAATAAAACAAAAAAGGTTTGTGTGTATAAGTGCTAGGTGTTTGTGTGGATGTGTATGTGTCTGTTGAGATTATCCATGTATATATATGTATAACATCGCAGGTAAAATCTGGGTGGTAGGGGTAGTTTAGAATGATAATAATGTGCAAGTAAAAAGCAAAAAAGGTGGATATAAGTA